TAGTGCTTTATGTACCATTCAAGATATCTTTCATCTTCGGCTAAGTGAAAACAAGGCACTCCTTTAACCCCATGTTTCCACATAAGGTTTAAGTTTTGCCAAGTTAATTCAGGATCACCAATACCGTCCATTCCTGCAATAAGGTAAGTATCACCATCCTTAGCAATAATATCCATATTTTCATTTACATATCGACAATATTCAGGTATAGGTATATTGACACCCAAACTCCATGCCGAGAATGCTCCTGAGTCAAGAAATATTTTAGCATTATCAGCACGCATTTCATCAACAAATTTCTGCTTATTAACATAGTGATATGACTCCAATACAGGACCACGGGAAGCATTATAAATTTTTAGCTTTTCGTGGTCTTCCAGTTCATTAAACTTGTTTTGTCCTCGACAGTACTGGTTAGTGTAGACGGCTGCGTTGTAGATTTTAATCATTTTATTTGATCTAAAAATTCACGTCTAGCCGAACTATCATTCAAAATAACGCCTTTTAATGATGTGGTTACTGTATGGTGTCCTTGCTGACAAGTTCCTCTTGATTCCATGCAAAGATGCCTTGCACTAATGCTAACCCCAACACCTAAAGGTTGTAAATGTTCCGCTAAACAATCCGCAATTTGTGAGGTTAATCTTTCCTGTACTTGCAAACGTTTGGCGTACATTTGAACAATACGCGACAACTTAGATAAACCAACAATACGACCATCAGGGATATAACTAATGGTGCATGTTCCAAAAAACGGAGCAAGATGATGTTCACAATGAGAATAAAAAGGAATGTCTTTAACTGTAACCATCTGATCATAATTTTCAGCCCCGTCATCAAATACTTTTAAAATTTCGGAAGCATTTTGTTGATACCCCGATGTCCATTCCTTCCAAGCTTTAGCAACTCGATAAGGAGTTTCAACTAAGCCATTTCGTTCTGTATTTTCACCAACAGCTTTCAATAAAAGTGTGGTTGCCCTTTCAATGTCGTTTATATCTTCATAATAGGACATTTTATTCTCCGTAAGTTACTGAGCATTTTCTTGTTTCCTCAATAGTAACGGAAACTAGCTTGATTCCTGTACCCTTTAGCTGTTCGGGACCTACCCATTCAACCAGATATTGTGCCATATTTTCAGCAGTAGGATTAAACGGTACAAAAACAAGTGATTCATGGAATTCATGATAGGTATTCCGTTCGTTTGAATGTGGGTTTCCTTGAGGTAACTCAAGAACTTTAAACATTGGATCATCATCCCAAACCAGGAACTTATGATCCCAATTGAATTCTAACCACATACATAGGCGACTTTTAACTTCACCAAAATCAATAACGCGACCGATTGAATCTAACTGCATGTGGCTGTCAGCTTCGCAAACAAAGTGTACACGATAATTATGTCCGTGAAGATACCTACATTTCCCTTCATGCCCTACCACTCTATGACCACAACTTATGTCATGGTATCTTTTTACTTGATGTTTAAGCATTTGTCCATTCCTGTAATTGTTCTAATACTGGGTTATACATTGTCGGCCAGAGTTCAGGGTACATTTTAAAACCCTTTTCTACAAAACCCTCCTTTCGACTTTGTTCGTATTGTTGTTTTGTGGGCATTATCCTATAATCACGGATATATCCTTTTTGTTTTGCCCAGAAGCCAACAGTTTCAACTATTTTATAGTTCCTCATATTATGCCTAAAGTTAAACAGGCAATATTCATAATTATGAGTCTGTAGAAATAGTTTTAAGCGTTCAATACCTTTCTCAATATAAATCTTATCATACTTACTTTGTCCATGAGCATCGTAATTCAAGTAAGGATACTGTGATTCAAACTCAATGGGTATTATACCCCCGTTTGAGCATATTATTAAATCGGCGTATTCTTCAAAATCAGTGATATATTGCTTCCATTTACGGGACATACTGTACGGCCTTGTAGCTGTACATAAGCCAAATAAAGCAATTTTTCTACCCATTGTATGAGATGAAACAATCCCATTAAATGCTTTAATCATAACAGGGCTGTAAAGGACGTCAGGGTCACATCCTTGAATAGATTCTAATTCACCCCATTTGTCTTTACTGAGTAAGTATTCACCTCCCTGTGGAATACTTTTGTCAGCTTTTGAGGGTTTGCCAATCCAATATGATTTACGTTGTTTTCCCCGATAAGGGAATTCCTTAACATATTTCATCGCTGTAATTGTCAGTATCAGGACAAACCATTAAACCCTCTGAAAATGCCCTAAGCACTAAGGGATCAGGTAAACCAGCTTTAGCAAAACCATCAGCCCGTAGCACGTTAGCATGGTTCATATCTGTGGGTGGATATTTGCCATCGTAGCTTGTGTGAGTATAGGCTAACGCTGCCCAACACTCAGGCATTGAACGAGCCAGCAGCACTGTTTCTGCTTTCGATAACCACATTAACGGTGCTATGATATTGATTTTTTCGTGGTGTGCAAATGGGCTTATTCCTAACGCAACGTTAGCCGTATCCTCAAATATAAGCTTAAAGCTCTCTGTACAATCAGGATAATTAGCATTATCTTCTTGACAAATACCCACATAGATATCCTTACATCCAAGTTCAACTGCACGATTAACAGCGATAGTTAGAAACAAAAGATTGCGCATTGGTACGAAAGTTTTTTCAACTCTGTTACCAATGATGTCCGCCATTTGTTTAGCATTTTCATACTGTTCCAATTTATCGCCATTATTGGTTAAAGGCGAAGTGGATTTTAAAGTGTGGCGAACGTCAATTAATTCGTGGCTTTTAACCTTAGCCATTTCTGCAACTCGCATAGCTGCCTGTAACTCGATGACATGATTCTGACCATAATCAAAACTTATGGCGTGAATCTCATCATGCTTCTGTTTTGCAACAAACAAACAGGTTGTTGAATCTTGCCCACCGGACAATACCACTAATGCTTTAGACATTATTCTACTCCAATAATTTTGTGAATTTGTAAGTTGAGAATATAACCGTTTCTAAAACATGAATGTACACATGCTTCTACATTTAGCATATTTTCAACTTCATTTTTTGAATCTTCAGGTTGAAGATAAATTTGGCCTTTATAGGCTTTGCTAGGTCTTGCAACCTTGTCCCGTAACGGTACACCTAAAACACTAAACGGTAATCCATCGTTACTGAATGAATCAGCGTTCATCACATATTTAAATGCACATGAAATGTGGTTATAGCGATCCTTAATAATTGGGGTTTTTGGTGAACAAACAATATAGCAACCTTTCCTATAATAAGGAATTAGGCTATATGTAAATTCTTCAGGAGGCTCAATAGTTCCGTTAGTTTCAACTTGTACATAGAAACCCTCAGCAATTAAAAAGCTTATTAAAAATTTAATTTGTTGACGGAAAGGTTCTCCACCTGTTATAACAACCAAACCGGAGGTTGCTAATTTAATTACAGAATTGAGTATATTTACAACGCTTAGGCATGATCTGTTAGAGGTATAATCCGTATCGCAGTTTGGGCATTGAAGATTACAACCGGCTAACCTTATGAATACGCAAGGAGTTCCTGTAAAAGGTCCTTCACCTTGGATTGTTTTGAAAATTGAGTGTACTTCTAAAATGGGGAAACTTATTACATGTTCTGGTTTTTGAATGTTTGACATTTTAAGTCCTGTTATTCGGTAGTACAGGAGAACAAATTAATAAGGGGTTATTTCTAACCCCTTACCATTCGTTAGATTTTATGATTTTTGACTTATGCTACTAAGCCGTGGTACTTTTTGTATGCCGCAAATTCAGGTGAAATGTTTCCTTCGTTAATATTGGTGACTTGACCTAACTTATTAAGATAGGTGCGAGCGACCGCCAATTCAACGACTTCGGAAATTTTGCACAATTCACCCTTGGTTGCTGAGATTTCATTAATCAAACCCCAAATTGCATTACCAGAAGTTCCGACAGCCCGTAGTCTTACACCGTTTTGAGTCGGCAAAATTACTTTAGGCTCTTTAACTTTAGGAGCAGTTTTTTCAGCTTCTTTAGCGGCCTTAGCATCATCCTTAATTTTTTGTGCAGCAGCCTTAGCAGCAGCTTTTTCCGCATCCTTTGCAGCTTTAGCAACAGCCTTAGCTTCCTTAGCTTGCTGTGCTTTCAGAGCTTTGTCGGCTTTTTCTGCTTCTTTTTTTGCAGCAGCGTCATCGACTTCAGGGGTTTCCAAATCAACAACTTGTGGTGCTGAAACATCATCCAAAATTGATTGTTCGTTGGCTTGTTCTTGCATTTCTTGTTCAGTCATTTTAAATTCCTTAGTTAGGGTTGGTGTGGTGGTTTTGCTTTATTTTTACAACACATCCCATTATACACATTTTAAACTTGGTTGCAAGTGTTGTTTAATTTATTTTTTAAAAAGGGAACTCATTGTTATCAAACAACATTCCCCCTGATGTCCCAAATGGGATTGAATCATCATAATCATCAATTACTTCTTCGATTACTTCCTTTACAGGTTCTTTAAAGCTAACATATCTGGGTTTTTCCTCCACTATTTCAGATGGTATTTCAACTTCAGTAAATAAACAGTCAATTATTTCTGGGTATTTTTTATTTGTCCATACTCTGACATGACTGGGTTTTCTCAATGAATCAAGTAGATACATTGTATTTAAAATAGCATCGGGCGATTTAGTTCCAGCTCGTTCCTGCCACCAAAGGTTTGCTTTATTCTTAGCGTAACCCACATGCTCAACGCAAACATATTCTGTAAATAATCGTAAGCCACTATAATAGGAAACTTTTAAACTTGGTTTTGAACCTAGTTTAGTATGCTTGGAATAAGTTATATGATCTATTTTAAAAGTCTCAATAACTGGTAAATCGCCTTTTATCAATTCACCCGTCCCAGCTTCAACATTTATTTTAACCGTCATAGTGAATTCTGCATCACAATAGGCACAAAATCTCGCGCTGGCATGATTATAACAGTTACAGGCATTACATAGCTTGACTGGTGCAGTACCGGCCTTAGTCCCCTTTTTCCTTGGTATAACAGGGTCATTAATCGGTCCCAATCGTCTGGTATTACCGGCAAAGTCAAGTACCAAACAATTCTCTTTACCAGTTTCAGGACTAGGCCGAGTTCCCCTTCCCAATAATTGTACCCACAAATTAACTGAAGTCGTCGGTCTTAAAACTATAATCAAGTCAATCGGCTTAAAATTAAATCCCGTAGTCAATACATTATTATTTACGATTGCACGGATTTTACCTGTTTTAAAATCTTCAATATTTTGATCGCGCTCACGACTACCAATTTTTGAATGTACGGAACATGCGGTAATGCCTAAGTCAGTAAGGATTTCCACAATGTGGTCACAATGTTCAATTCCTGTACCAAATATCAGCCAGTGTTTTCTATCATGCCCTAAGTTAATTGCTTCCTTTAAGGCTTCCAAAGTTATTTCATATCTATCAACAGCAATTTGCAATTGACCTTTAGCATAGTCGCCATCCGCACCCATTTTAACATTACTGGTATCCAATATTAAATTAGTTTGCTTAGGGATTAAAGGTGACATATAGCCTTCCGCTATAAGCCTATTGATAGCATTCATTCCAGTAATATCATAACAAAAGTCAGTAAAAATACCCCCATCAGTTAATAAGCCTTGACCTGATCTATATGGTGTAGCTGTAAAACCTATAATTTTTAGATAAGGGTTTACGACTAACAGATTTTTAATAAAGGTTTGATACATCGTTTCATCATTAGGCGATAGTAAATGGCACTCATCCACAATGATAAGATCAACTCTACCTAATTTTTCCCAGCTTTTATGTATTGATGCTATACCGGCAAAAATAATTTTATTGTTAAAGTCCCGCTGGTTTAAACCGGCTGAATTAATGCCAGCTGGAGCTTGCGGCCACATTCCAACTAACTCTTTAAAATTTTGAACGATAAGTTCCTTAACATGAGTTAATACTAAAGCCTTTTGATGTGGATATCTATAAAAGGCTGTCATAAGAAACATTGAAATATTAACCGATTTTCCACAACCTGTTGGAATAGCCAATATAGGGTTTCCTGTACCTCCATTTTCAAAGTATCCAAAAATGGAGTTGTTTGCTTCAATTTGATATGGTCTAGGTTGAATCATTATTGAATAATTCTCGTTTTAAAGTTATCGCCCAATACAGGCCATAAGCGTATCCCCATAAAGGTAATATTATTCAAATCATAACCTATATACTGTGAGAATTTATCATCGGCACGTAATTTTCTGTAATTTCTATATGACATAAAAATTTCAGCCATTTTATTACGATCTCTTTTCATTACAAGTTCATAAACTTCTTGATTAGTTTCCATTATGCTATCCTACTATATTTATTACAGCCTACTAATTGAGTCTCCTTAGCTAAAATTTCTCCAGTAAACGTGCAAAGCCATTCAGCATTATCCATTGGTTTTGAAAATGCACAAGTCCTACAATTAGAATCAGGTTGCGCTTTTAAATGACAAACTGGTCTGTGGTCACAAAACCGACACTTGTAATAGCCAGCAGATTCATTTAATTTTTTAGGTGGCTCCTCAAGATAAACTAAGTAATCAGCTAACTCAAGATGTGATTCAGCAATCTCCTTTTCAGCTACTATTAATTCGGCATGAATTTTATCTGTATTTTTATTTACAGCCATATACAAGCCTAATGGAATTTTCATCTTTTCCATATAAATATTCATCTGAACAACGTGTTCTGGCTTAACTACAGCAACACCATCTTTTTCTAATGCAGTAAAAGATTTTTCACCATGCGTTTTAAATTCAGCCAGAACGTATTGGTTTGGTGCATCCGGTATATTCAATACAATACCATCAGAGCTACCTCCAAAATGCCCGTTACTATGGCTAATCCTAAATTGCTTACCATTTGCATCTTGTTGATATACCTCACAACCTATCGTTAGAAGTATTGCGATAAACCGAGCTTCCTCAAGATGACCACGATTAAATAACCGTAGTAGACGGGCATCATGATTGGGTCTAGTAAACCATCTAAAAGTATACCATATCGCCCTACTACATTCCCCTCCAATAAGTGATGCGCCCATATGTGATCTAAATGGGGTATTATCTGGATCATATGCGTCCCCTATATGTGAAATAACTTTACCAAGATTTTCTCTAAATTTTGATCCTTGATCTGCATTAATTTTCTGCTCAATCAAGGCAAGTGTTTTTGTGGCTAATCGAACATTTTTATTCTCAGTATAATAATCTAAATTTGCCATGTTTATTCCTTTGTGAGTATTAAACTAGCCACTGTAACGAATCGAACGTTAATTTCGTCTACTTAAAAATATATTAAAAGGTTCTACTAATAATAAACACGCTAATAAGAATTAGGCCAGTGGCTAGATTGATACTCCCTGCTCATAACAGGGAGGTTAAACTTACGCTTTAGCAGTCATCCACGCTGGTGGTTGCGTAGGATCAAACGGTAGGACAGGAGCCGCTTCAACAACAGGAGCCGGTGCTACGGGAGCCGCTACTTGTGCAGCTTGGGAGGCTTGCCATGCCGCAATTTGTTCCGCCGTTGGTTGTGGTGGTACGATTGGGTTAGCAGGAACTACCACTGGTGCTACGGGTGCAGGAGCCGGTGCTTGCCAAGCTTGTACAGGAGCTTGGCCTAAAATAGCAGGAGGTATCGGTGCTGCCTGTATTGGTGCTACAGGTGCAGTAACAAGAGCAGCTGGTGCAACAAAAGGAATCGGTGCAGCTACCGCGACAGGAGCAGTTTGAGGAGCAACAAAAAACGCCGGCGCTGCCACATTAGGAGATGCCGCCGCTACAGGAACCTGTTCATTGATAACAGGAAGTACGACTTCCGTTTCAACTTCAACAGTTTCAATCTGTTCGTTAATATTCCGATATGCAATAATATCGTTTGAATATTTTGTTTCGCCAGCTTGGTTAGTGAAAGGTGAGATTTTCAATTTCACTTTCAATGGGATGTTTTTAAACAAATTTGTGTCGCTTCCGTTTGCACAGTTTACAGCTGCGCCCAATGCACTCAATTCTGCTCTTGCAATTCTTTGAGCCTGTTCGCTGGCATTACGGAAGTTATAATTGGCACGAATTGTTCTGCCCTTATAAGTTCCACTTACGATAGTGAAAAGCGATTTAAGGATTGCACCGTTACCGGCTTTATTCGGTGTAACTTCATCCGAAGTGTACATAGCATTATACCAACCGGCTGGGAGTGGTCCCATTTCGCCAGTTGAGGGTTCTTCATCTCTTACGTTAAAATCTAATGCGGCCATTGTTATTTCCTATTATAGCAGGTTTAAAAAATAGTGGATACGTCACCTGTAAAACGATAACCACATTACATTTATCTTGTATAAGCATCAATCCCGGAAGCCGTATGCAATGCCTGAGCAAACGAATTCCAACCATTATTCGGAGGTGCTGGTATAGGAAGTTCGCCTATTAATCCAAAACGATTACCGGCTAAATAAGCAGGTGTTCTGGATACAGCCATAACTCTACCTTTATTTTGAGTTATTCCCCTATTTGCACCCGTTTTAGTATCTTCAATCAGATATAGTGGCTCATACAAAAAACCAATTACATCCAACCATTGAGTAAATATTTCCCGTTTGCCGTAAGTTTTTTGATTCTTTGGGGAATGTAATAGTATTTCCCATGAATCATATTCACCGACAGTAGGATCGCTTACTCTTGAACTAAAAACGTGTCCAGTAAAAATAATGTTAACGCCAACATGAACAGCTAATAAATCCAGTTGTTTCAGTAGTTCCTCAAATATGGTATTAGACATATCGTAGGCTTTACCATAACCCCCATGAGCGGAAGTCATTGTCACCGATTTATTAGCTCCATGTTTACTCGATGGATCCAAACGAATAACATAATCGTGAAGTAATCGTTCTAAAGCAGTAACAGAATCAAAAACTAAACTTTTATATGGAAATTGTCCTGTTGTTGCTAATTGCATTATTTCACCTAACAATTGTAACATGCTTTCGTAATTTTGTATCAATGGAACTTTTGCAACTTGCACACCGGCGTATCCAATTTCCATTGGTACTAATAGTGTTCCAGGTGCTCCGCATGATAGCGTTGTTTTACCGATTTTTTCTTGACCGGCAATACACATGCGCAATCCTGTTGTGGATGCTCCTGCGGTTATACCTTGTAATATTCCCATTTTATTTCCTATAGTTCAATATAACTATCATCTAATTCAGTCAAAATAGCTTTGACTAATTCTTTACATCTTGTTGCACTTTCACATCTTGCCTGTGTTGAACGAATAAAATCATCCCTGAAATGAAGTTGTTCCTCTATAACTTCAATATGCTTGATAAGTGAACGAATTTCCTCTTCCTGTTCGGAAGCCCTATCAAAAATAGGTTGTAATGCTGTCCTAACCTCGTCAGGAATAACACAATATTTAAAAATTTCTTCTACACTAAAGCCGCTTGGGATGTTCATAATTAAATTCTGTTCCGATAAGTTGCGATTCAATGACATGAATATTGTAACAATTTTCTAAATCCTTTGCACACTGTTTTGCGCTATCATGATTCAAGTACACACCTAGTATATCACCGTCACCTGTATCAATACAAACCCAAACTATTCTATCATGAAGTTTCATAAATCGCTATCCTCACGAATCGAAAGGTAAGTTGGAAACCTTGGCTGATCTTTAATACCCTTAGGAAAGAATTTAAACTTGATAACTTTGCCTATTATTAAGTTTTGGTTTTCCCAATAGTTAGTTCTCTTTTGATGATCCATTGAACCAGGACTTACCACAATTTTGTAACCGGCTTTAAATAGCAAATTGCCCTGAATATCGAAAATGTCCTTATGCACACGGCACAATAAATTGCCGATCATGCCATTAGTCACCTTATTACTTTGGTGGCTTGTACGAAAGGATTTACCCAGTTCGTTTGTTTGCTTTTCGTTAAGATTAGTTTCACCCTCCGTAAGTTCTTCTACTACAGCTTCAGCATCAATAAATCGTTTTAGACGAAGTAAGCCGCCTTCCCTAATTGTTGAACGTCCTTCCTTATAACGTCCTTCCGGGTCACGAATAATTAATCCTTCATAACCAAGATCAAGAAAATCTTCCTCAAAACTAAGCAAATCATCCATTGTAGCACAATAAAACGTATCAACAATTTGGATAAAGTTCCTTAAATCAGGCCATATTTCAAAATATTCATCAAGTTGTTCTCTTAATAACTCCAATCGAACTTTATATGGTAGGATTTTAGTATGGGAATTGATGTAGTCAAACAACCACCATTTCAGATACGGTTCACCCTCATAAGTACCTAATGCCGAACTTGTAGTTCTGCATAAATCAGGATGAGCAGGGTCAGACATAGCTGTCATTTCACCATCAAATCCTTTAAATTGTATGTGGTTAAAGGTTTTAGCTAAATGTTTGTTTTTATGTGGTTTAAGGCTTCTACCTGTTAACTGGTCATTTAGATAAAGCGCACGAACCCCGTCGATTTTAGGTTGAACCAAACAAGGGAAGCTTATTTTCTTTAAATCAGCATCAGAGGCTAACATCGGTTTCATTTATACACCGCTATTTCAAGAGTGAAATTTTCCAATTTTTCGGCATGAATTTGTTTATAAACTATGCTTACTTGGGATAAAACTGCATCCCATTGTTCATCATAATATCTTTGTTCATCCTTATTTGTGACAATAAAACCATTTGAAATAGGAGTTAACTCACTAACCCTTCTATGAAATAGTTTTTTACATTCAGGTTCTAGTAATTCAGGCATCATATTTTTCCAAAAAGAGGCTCCCTTTCGAGAGCCTTGAGTGGTTGCAGAGGAGGCTGCGATAAAACAAGTCGCACTGGCATGAGGATCAGTCATTGTGGCCTAGTTGTCCTAGCCTATGGCTATTAGCGTTCGGTTAGCAATCGCCAGTGCTTAATTTTTAAACTATTGATCTAAGCCTTTCTTTTTTGCTTCAGCTGGTAGCACTATTTTCATGCTTGGAGATCCTTCTTTAATAATCAGAAATTGATCTACCAATTCAATTTCTTCTTCAGTCAAACAACGATATTGTTTAACAGATAATTCAGGTTTAAATTCAACCAGCTTATCCGCTTTAATGTGGTTTTCAATAAGTAGATCCTTCATTGCTAAGAAAGCAGGAAGATCAACCTTTCTGGTAATTGGTAAGGTTGCATTAAGAACCCAACCTTTTGGTAAATTCTTTTTATTAGTACCTTCCTTAGCTAACGGAAAAGCATTTTTGAAAATCTTTAACCGCAATGCGGCTTCCTTTTCGCGTAAGTCACGCAATTCTTCTTGCATGATGTACCATTTTTCCAGTTCAACAAAATCTATTTCGGGCAATACTTCAGGCATGTTCTTCTCCAATGTGGTTAATTTTTAGTACAGGTTTATTATATACACTTGTAACTTTATTGCAAATTTATTTATTCCGAATCATTTACTTAGATCAAGTACCCTATATCCTTTTCCACTAAAAGCGTACTTAGTATTCATTTCAACATAGCCAACA